TGCTCATCAACCGTTTTGCCCCCTAAATAATTCCCCCAACGGCTCTATATTAGTAGAGTAAACTTTTAACATTTTCCATGTGAATTGTGAACAAAATATGTGTGAAAATAACACTAGCAAAATGCACAAAAATTAACTATAAAATAGTATGAAATATCGTCGTTTTGCCGATTGACATTTCGCGCGAAATGTGGTATAATATATATGCTGAAGGGGAGAGATCCCAGAGGCGCGCGACCCGCGCGGCGGGCGCGGACGGGTGACGGCCTACGTTAGAAGGGTAAATTATTATGGCACAGAACTATTCTTCCGCTAGCACTAGCATTAACTCCAAGCGGCTACCGGCCGTTTACGGCAAAATTAAGCCGTCGGCACTCGGTCGTCTCGACCTCGTTTTTGACTACGGGGCGGGTAAATACGTCTCGCACATCCGCGAGTATGTCCACTCGACGGCGTGTCGGGCAGACGGTGAGCGTCCGGTTTACGTCGAGTATGACAAGTACAATCAAAGCAAGGAGACCAACGAGACCGCAATGAACGCGCTTTTTTTGGCCGAGTGTATCGAACACTCGGTCGCTATCATCTCGTCAAACGTGTTAAACGTTATTGACGACGACGACACGGTCGCGGCTATTTGCGAGTGGCTCGATAAGAAAGCAAAGTGCGGCGAGGACATTTACGTTACGGTTTACGAGGGTGACAAGTCGGGTGTCGGCGGCCAGTCAGGCGCGGATAGCTATCAGCGGAACATGAAGACCCGCGACTATCTCAGTTGGTTTAGTGACCGCTTCACGGTCAAGAAAGGAGTCATTACCAACCGACCCGAAAACATCAAATGAGTCGAAACGGCCGAAAGGCCGTCACGGCCGGGCTAGCCGCCGGCCGTCTGAAGATGACAGGCGAGAAAGGTATCAAAATGAAAGTCTATATCCCCGTTTATGAAAACGGCCGCCGCGCGGTCGCCGTTGAAACGTCGAAATCCGTGTTTCACCGCGATTCTAACGGCTACACAACCGTTATCTGTGACGGCATCTGCTATTCCGGCGACGCGCTTTACGCCAACCACGACGACGCGATGAGGTCGTGGAAGCGCGACTTTATGTCCGCCGTGACCCGCATCTCACCTCATGCCCTCACGTGGGCATACTACCACAACGCGATAACCGGCGAGACCCGCCGCGCGCCGCGCGTTAAGTTGGTATCGGCCAATAACGGCGAGAGCTACTGCACACCCGAGGAAGCAGTCAAGATGGTCGATTGGGACGCGCTCGTCTCGCTCATGGACGACCGGACCCGTGAGGCCGTCGTGGCCGATTGGGACGGTGATGACGACGACCGCGCCGGGTTTTTGAGAGCATATCTCGCGATTGCGCCGTGTGACCTCATCATCGGTTGACCCGGTCAACCGACCGTGAACCTTGACACCCGTAAAACACTACGGGTGTCAAGTTCGACAGACGTCGACTTTAGCGTGGTAAAGTGCTAAATTAGTTAGACTAACTACTTTAGTATGGTAAAGTGTTAAATCGTTAAAATAGTTAGGCTAACTAATTACTTTAGCGTGGTAAAGTGCTAAAGTGATGAAGTGTAGATAGTGGCACATCGCGCCAGTGCGGTATATTAACGTCGCGCCTATCCAGACGCTTCACTCCAACACATTCAGCACCAAAACAAAAATCCGGATTTTGATTTTGCCAAAATCCAAAATCCGGAAATCAAAATTCAGGAAATTTCCCACACGACTTTCCCATTCATCCAGTAGTTCACACATTATTTACAACTTTTTCCCACTAAACCCTTGCATTTTCCCACAAAATATGGTATAATAAGATATCCCCAAAGGGACAGAAAGGAACAAACAAATGGTATACAAGAAAACAATTCAAGCCCTCGCGTCCGCGCTTAAGCGCGACAACCGTCAAGCTCAGTCCGATTCCCCCTTCACCTACGAACCCGGTTCATCCTCCATGGTTTCCGCTTTTCCCATGAATCACAATGATTCACTTCTCATCTTCCGTTTGCCCCTCCCCGACGTTCTCCGCGACTGGAAGTGCATTGACACATTGTGCATTAACGACAATATGCCCAGCGGAATTACCCGCTGGAATGACATCATTGACACAGCATGGGAAATCCAGCTTAACTGCCTTTCCGCTTCCCTCGACATTACCCCCGCTCGGCTCCCCGACTTCCTCTCCGGCTACGACGCCGCTCCCGACATCATGCTTTACGAGTGGGGAAAATACTTTATTCCCCGGAATCACGCATATGTTGACGAACTGAAACGTTACTTCACACACGCTTTCATCTTCACCCACGAATACCGCGACTACATCGCATACGTTTCCCCCGATTTCTTCTTCATCGACTCCCTCAATCCCACATTCAATCGCTACGAAAGGAACCACTAACATGATTAACTTCTGCAACCTCTGTAAAAACCGCTCGTCTTGCGAAAAGAGCGATTACCTCGTCTGCAAGACGTTCGAACCCAACGTTATCGGTCATGTATTCACACCCGACGACCTCGTCGAACTTCACAACCTGATCTTCGCACAGCACAACTTCAAAAAGTCCGTCGACCTCAATCGAAAGATCGTCGAAAACGAAAAAGACTACCTTCGTAAAAAGCTCGAAAAGAAGGAAACTTACATTTCCTTCCTCGAATCTGACAACAAGGAACTCAACGAGAAGCTCGACGCCCGCGACAACGACATTGCTTGGCTGAAAAAAGCCCTGTCAATCGCACTCGACAAACTCCCGAACCATACAATCCGCTTCTCTGCTGACGTGACAATCTCCCCCGATTCACTTCAGCTTGATGAAAACCTCTCCGGGGATCTCCTGATCCGCTTCTCTCCGACGAAAGAAGGCGACAAATAATGGCCGTCGATAAACTCTACTATCGCTTCACCCTCCCTTCCCAGCTCCTCCCACGGCAACGTCGTTTCTTTGATCGCCGCACATCGACGCGCATGATCTATAAAAACGAGCTCGTCACACCTGCTGAGATCCGCCAGCTCGAACAGCAAGGTTACTTTTTCCCGGAAGACTCACTCGCCGAATGCCCTTACCCCTCATGCACACTCGAATTCAAAAAAGCCCGTGCGCGAATACTGAACGCACCTTGGAACGACAAGTTTTTCATCTCCGTCCGTTATGTACGTTTCCGTGATTTCGACAATTCCGACGACATTTTCGACGCCGACCGCCACGACTATCTAAACGGAAAAGACGACCATCCCGGCAGATATTCACGCAAAGTATAAAACAAAAGGCAGTCGAAAGACTGCCTTTTTCCTACTCAATGTTGTCGTCCTGATTAGTGTTCCCCGCTTTAAGAATCTCAAACACCTTGATTGCACCGCCGACCAGACATTCCGCACCGCATCCAACACTAACGGCCGACGCGATTCCGGAAAAATCTATGCCTGTGACATATTGCATAACAATACACATCAACAAACCGACCTGCATCGCGACAATATTCCAAAGTGTGATCGTCTTCAAAAACCGCCAGACATTTCCCGGTGTAAGTTTTTTCATTTTTCAATGACCCAGCTATTTATTTCAGGCAAATAAACCTTATTTCCGTTCCTTCGCCCAATTTCAAACGTCTGCCCACACAGCCGTTTAGGCACCGACTTTCCGTTCGAGTACTTCATGCCCTTTACAAGCGTAATACTTTCAACCGAATCGTCAATCGCGCGATATTCGCCTGCCCTGTTCGGAATTCCGAGTACGGCGGCCGCCGAAATCGGTTTTCCGGCGGCGTTCCGCACCTCGAAATGAAGGTGTCTTCCGGTCGAATATCCCGTATTCCCCTCGACGCCTATCCGGTCTCCCGCTTTAACAGTTTCTCCCGCATTTACCAGTCGCTTGTCAAGGTGACAATAATATATCACTCTCCCAGATCTTCCGCGAACCGCGACATACTCTCCCCACTGCCACGTGTTCCCGGAATCATTCTCGCGCTTCACACGTCTCGAACGAACTACTGTTCCGTCTTCGACCGAAACAACAAACGGAATTCCATTCGTCTGCCTAGCGACGAGATCCAATCCATTGTGCATTCTCGGGACTTTGGCAATAGGATGAATCCTCAATCCCTGCTTACTCGTACAGCGGAAATCTCCGCACTCGAACGGCGAAATGTTATAAGCGTGCATTCAAATGATCCTCCAAAATCGTGATCCGCTTGTCCAGCTCATGATATGAGTCGATTTTATCTTCAAGCGAACCAATCTTCTTCTCTAGTGACTGCAACCGCCAGTTCACCAGACTCTGAGCGGCGAGTATGCCGCCCAGAGTACCAACGAGTGAAGATAACGCCGATATAAAAGTGTTAATCACGTGAAAATCACATCCGAACCGCCGACTGTTTTCATATACCCAGTCAAGGTCAACACACCATTCGCGAATGAAGAGGGCATTGCCCAGATTCCGAATACGTGAATCGGCCAGTTGCTAGTAGGAAGTGTTCGGAAGGGGTCACACCAACTGACAGAACCGAGAACAGTGACGTAAAGAAGAGCGTTTGTCTCGTCGTATATCTTCGAGACATTTAATAGATTGTCTGTAACTGTGGTGTTCACAGTGGCAGACGCCGATTTCAGATTCATTTTTGTTGTAAGGTCAACACTGACATTTGTACAAGCGGCCAGTGCGGCTGTTGCTTCTTCAAGTGTCGAAACACCAGAAATAGGGATTGAAATCGTGATAGTTCTCGACGCTGTTCCGGATGATGAAGTTCCGGGTATCGCATCGGGATTTAACGTCGCTGTCCCTTTCAGCGTCGAAAGGTGAATTCCAGATCCGCCGCCTAAATCCTTACTCGATTCCTCACTTACCGCGAACAAACCCGTCGTCGCCATTGTGAGACGGTCAACGCCGCATTTCGCGTTCACGCCGTCGGTCTCGTACCACGCGAAATCATACAGCCCTTCGCCCGCCGACGATTTGAACCACGTGATTCTCTGCCAATCAGAAGATCCGGTTTTCTTTACTGTGAAAATGGCGTTTTTGCCGACCGAGCCGCACAAATTAAGTACGTTTACACGCTCAAGGGCAGTTCCGTTCGCGTCAATGAATTTACCGTCAGTTCCGCCAGTTGTCGACGGATACGAAATCGTCACTCGCACTAAATTGATTTCGGCTGTGAAATTATTCTCGATATATTCCACGGTGGAATCTAGCGCATCCGTTGTCGCTTTCTGCGACATCACATCCGTCGTACTCTGTCCGGTCGTCTGTACAATGTCAACACCACTTCCACCGCCGCCGGGGGTTCCGAATCCGTATGTCAGCGGCTTTCCGTCGCTGTCGACCGTCGCGATATTGAGATACTGTCCAGCTGTCGCGCCAGTTATCCCCATGTCATGATTCAACTTCGAGTTGATAAGCTGTGTTAACACTTTCTGCGAAATGGTGTCATACTCACCATTGCCGAGACTCTGCTTTATATTCGTAAGATCTAGCAGTTCAACACTTCGCCACGACGAAATCTTTCCGGTATTCGGGTCACCTTCATTTGTGTTCGACACAAACGTGCTGTAATGAAGGTCATTGTTTTCGATACCTATGACATACCCGAAAATACGACCGGTAGTAGATGATGTATCAAACGCACCAATCGAGACGCTACCACCGACAAACCCGCCCTTCATGACCTGCGAACCGCGCTTAACCAGTGTATCAATAGCGGACTGATACGGAATCAGCACCGAGTTCACGGTAAACGCGATTGTATTCGCCGTGGTATTGATCTCGAACAAATGTTCGGTTGTTGAATTCGTTAATGCGTTGATAAACGCCTGAATCGTTTCGATATCTTTGTCGTGCTGATTCACACGTTCCGTCAGTGCCGCTATATTCGCGGTATTCTGCTTGACAGCTTCATCAAGCTCAGCGAGTTTCTGCTGTATCTCCTTCGTGATCGTTTCGAGCGTTACAATGCGTGTTTCGTGATTCTCAAGTTTTTCGCTGTGAGCGTTCACGACCGCGACCAGCTCGTTGTACTTCTGTAAAACTTTACAGAGTAGCTCGTAATAGCTTAACGACTGGTCGAACACTGCCGGAAGAACCTTCTGGCACCATAACGGCATAAACGGTTTCAGCACATCAAACATTGTTTTGTCGTCCATTATTACACCTCCAATTATTCCCAGAGTCCCATGAAGAGATCCGCTAATTCATCAATGATCATGACATTGATATTCACGATATTTTCCCGGAACTCTTTAATCAAGTTCGTAAACGTATTACCTTTCAGGCCTACAATGTGTTCAACATAGCCGTCAACTGTCTTGACCTTCCCGGTAGTAGCCGTCGCCACGGTTTCGTCAATCACTTTTGTGCGTGCGTCCGTTGTTTTGTCCGCTCTTGTTGTTCCTGTGGTTTCCTTTGCCGTGCCTGTTGTCGCGTCGTCAATTGAATTAGTAGTGTTAAGTGTACGTGTATTTGAATCAGTTCCGGAAGTGTTCCCCGAGTTCGTCTGTTGCCTTGCGTCGGTTAAGTAATCATGCTTTTCGACGGCCTGAACAAATACGCCGCCCTGCGGAGTATCGCTGTGAAGATCCAGTGCCGAACCGCTCGACGTGCCACTATTTGTTCCGTCGTCCTTGATTGTTCCGGTGTCGGTCGTCGTGCGTTTGTCTGTTCCGCTCGTCGTAAGATCGCGTGATCCGTCAACTTTTCGCGTGTAGTCCTGCGTGTTGGTGTCAGTGTTGTTCGCGTCAGTGTCTTTTGTCTTGTTTTCCGTGCTATCTGTGTTCTTGTCGCGATTGCTTGTCGTGCTGTAGTCTACATTCTTCAAAATGTCAAAATCTAACAATACTGTCCTATAGAGTTCGTCGTAAACCGGAATGATTTCCGTCATCTTCGTGTTCAGACGGTACCGCCAGAGTCCATAGGTTTCTGATCCGATTTCGTCGAAATAGTAGTGCGCCAGAATCGCATGGTACAGCTGTTCGAGATATTCGCCGGTGAAATACTTACAGCGTCCCTTTATTCTAGCTTTGTCGAATATAACGGGAATCGCCTTGTCAATCGTCGCGTCAATCTGTGAGCCGTCGACCGAATCAGTAAGCCCCGTCAGCGATTCACATAAAAACCGGACTTCCGTTGTAAACTTACTCATTCGTTTCAAGCCCTCCTGCGCCGACGTCCTCTTCGATTTCAAACGATTCCAGAGTTTCAGCTCTGAACTTCACGTTGACATTCAGCCCGAACATTGCATTGATCTGCTTCGCCGCTTCCTGCCGCATAGCCAAACGTGAATATCTCATCGCGAAAGTGGATCCCTGTGACGCTGACATTTCAGCAGAAACAAGACGTTCGCGCTTTTCGCTTGCCGCGCCTTGTACACCGAGGTACTTTAACGCTTCTGCATATAACGCTTGCTCGACTGCAAGCATCTGCGGAGCAACAAGCGGAGCTTGCGTGTTTATCACTTTCAGCGAATCAGCGTCGAGCTGACCTTCCTTCGCAAATACGGCGGGTTCATTGCCTTCATATTTCATGTAAAGGTTTTTCAGTGTCAGTTCCTGATTTCTGCTACAAGTGACAAGCAACGGCGTTTTCATCGCCTTGCAATTGATTATCGCTGTTCGATGTATGTCATAGATATCCATCGCGAACGACTTCATGACCGGGAACGACGGTTCACGCATGAAATTGTTCCATATTATAACGGAATCCGCGGGTGAACGACGACCGCGAATCTCATTCGCTGTGGTGTAATAGTTCCGCTCGGTCGGTGTGTCGTAAATCCCCATCTGTCCCGATAGCGCGACGCGCGCGACTGCGAATCCATCAGCGTCTTCATCACGAAAGAAGAGAATCTTTCCTTCGCGGTAGAGAATCGTTTCAAGGAATCGTGCGTCTACTGTGTCAGGAAGGTTTTCCCACTCGAACATCGAGACGGCGATTTCCGAAAGCTGATTCAGCGTCCGGAACATCGTCCATTTATTTTGAGCGGCGGCCGACCAGAAGTCGTCGTCGTTTATGACTTTTCGTACTCTGCCCATGTTCAACCTCCTGTCGGTGAATTGTCTTGCGTGTAGTCGCCGAAAGTAGCGGAGTTGTGCCAGAAGGTAATTCCGCGCTCGAACTTTGATTTGATTTCTTCAAGATCAGCAAGGGGAATTTGCCCGCCTATTTCGGTATCGCCTGTTTGAATGAAATCCCAGACGGTTCGATTGTGTAACGTCGGAACTTTGGAAGTCATAACTTTATATCCGCACCTGTCAAAAAAGTCGTCTGCTACTTTAGCATATTCCGGAAGAATGCACATTGTGTTGAAATCAATTCCATAATCAAAGTTTGCCAATTGCAGATCGCCAGTTCCGGAATGTAACGCCACTTCTGAAGGCATCACCTGCATATCCGCTTTTTGAGCGTGATAACTAGAATACACCTCTGCCACGCTTAATCCAGTTTTAACTGCTGCCACGCCGATCGCAATTGCCGCACCCGCTGCTGCGGGAGCGATAGCACTGCGTCCTGCGGCAACAGCACCCGCTGTAGTTGTCGCAGTGGAGTTGTTGAATGCTTTAACATACTGGCTTTGTAAACCCACCAATGCATTCGCGGACTGGCCGCCCACGCCTATAACAGCATTAGCCACTGCCCATCCTTCATTTGTTCTGATTGTGTTTTTGTTTAATGCGAACCACGTATCATAAACAGAATAATTGAATCCGGCTATCGGCAGACCTTTCAATACAACTCCAACATCAAAATTTACTGGTTTAGCGTCGTTCAAGTAATTTCGCGGCGCGGCGGCAATATCGCCCTGCGGCGAGAACGCACCATAGATCATAAATCGAATTGAATCCGGATTAGCGAAATATTCATACCGATATTGAGCGACGGTACCGTCTGTAGTTGTAGCGCATAGAAAACAATAGGGGTAAGTTAGCAGTTTCTTATTACGAGGTTCATAGCCACCGAGCGTCGTTGGGCGTGAATCGACCGTTTTGTTAACGGAAGTTTCATCCGCTATAAAGTAGGTGTCCGTTCCGTGCGAGATTAAGTCACTCGGATAAGGAAAAACCCATTTAATACCAGATGTTTTTCCGGCTGTGTTAATCTGATTCAGGCGAGTGCTCCAGCCAACGCCTGTCCTGCATCCGTATATTTGATATTCCCGTAGCTGTCCCGCAATGTAATTTGTTGGCGTGGTTAAATCATCAAAATTGTTGTTTGTAATGTCGATTGTTGCACCTACTAGCCATTCAAGACCACTTCGCCATTGTGTTACTGCTGTTGGCTTGTATTGACCTAATGCTATTGGTTCGTCAAGCAAATATTCGCCTGGTTCGTCTGTAGGTGTAGTTTCGCGAATAATCAAACAGTTACCTAGTTCCCAATCAAACATCCACGTCTGAAGAACGTCAAGCGTAAAATAAACATCGGTAAGCCCTTCGTTTACGTACTCACAGCCAGTAACATAAGCGTAAAACCACTTGTTCGCATGAGCGAAATTTTGGTAGCACATATAATTAAAATATATGCAAGACTCGTAAGGTATATCGACGCGAATTACGCCAGGCTGTTTTCGCTGAAAGCTGTATTTGTCGCGTGTGTATTCCGCGATTCCGGTAAAGTATGCTGTCTGCGCTTCGCGGCTTTCGAAAAGAATCGTGTGGTCGAGGTTCTGCGTCAGCGGACAATTCCGAATGAATTTAACATTTGTATTCGGCGCGACGTACATATAGGTTATGCGGCCGACGTGATTTTGTCGGCCGCTTCTCCTTTCTACAAATTACGCATTCGGACCCGAGATCGTGCATGTAGCAGTCTTCGACGGGTCGAAAGTCGATTTCACAGTGATCGTGACGGTCTCCTTCACCGCGAGTTTGGTGATGACCTTAACGCGTCCTGCCTTGTTGACTGTGACTTTCGCCGAGGACGAAACATAGTCAACGGTTGTCGGAGCGAATCCGGTGGTAGTGACGTTCGGCGTCAGGCCGAATTCAGTGCCAGCGGCCGGATCTGCGACGGCCGACGGCGTGACGGTGACAGCGGTAACGCCCGGCGCGGTCGGCGTGAACACGGCGGAGTTCGCGAACGGTGAGATGCTGAAAGTCTTCCAGAGGTGGAGGAAGTAGTTCCAGTAAAGTCCTTTACCGTTGTACTGTTCCGTGAACTGGATAAGGTTGTCATATATTGCGAGGAAATCGCGGTCGATAAGAACGGCCGGAACAGTGTCGAGCTTTGCGAGATCGTCTGCGGAAATCTCTTCGTAAGTCGGATCGCCCTCAAAGATTTCGCCGAGTCGAGCAGTGTCGAGTTCGCCGAACGAGTCGACGAGAATCCTACGGCCTACAAATTCGGCTTTGTCCATGTTGAACGCCGACGCGAGAACGTTGACGTCCATGCTAGCGTCGAAATCGGTGTTGACGATAATATACTGTTCGTCAGGCCGCGAGAGCTGAGGAACGGCGGCCATGTTATACTTCGCCGACATAAAGCGGAATCCGTTCGAAATCTGCTTGATTTTCGTGACGATTTCCTTTGCGTTATCGGAAGATACGGCGGCAATCTGAATCGGGGTCAGGTGTCCGGCGAGAATGTGCTGTGCGAGAAGATACTTCATCACGAGGAACTCATCATACTCGGCAGACGTGTAGATAGATTCGACGAGCTTAGAAATAAGCGAGGTCACACCGTCCCATGAGAGGAAAGCCGTGCGGAGATCGTCGTTCTGGATCGTCATCGGGTAGAGCTTCTTGTAGTTAATAACTCGGAAGGTAGTCCGGACATCGGGAACATTGCGCTTAAAAAGCGTGGTCTCTGCGTCCGAGGGGTCATAATTTTCAACCTTGCACAGATTGATGAAAATTTCCTCTTCGGTTTCGCCGAATTCCATCATACCGCGCTTCAGGACTGCCCACGGATTCTGGTAGGATTTAGAAGTGTAGATTACACGTCCGATTCTGTTGACAAGTGCGTTCAGAAATTCATTCTGGAGCTGAGGGTTGTCACAGATAATCGCGCCGATAGTACGGACGGATTCAGGATCGGAAGTCGCGACGGGAACATAATTCTGGAAGTTTATGGTGGCAGAATTACGGATCGCGTTAAGAACGTCAACCGACGAGTTCGTCAGTGTGACTATTTTTGGCTTAACGGGCATTTAATTCATCTCCTTAAAGATATCGTTGAAAGTTGTGTTGCATCCGTTCGTCTGTTCATCACTCGGTGTGGTCGGAGGGGGTTCGGGGTCGTTTGACCCGGTACCGAAAAATCTGTCGCGGTAGCGTTTTCTCCACGAGGTTTCAGTGTCCGACGCTTTTTGTTCGGCCGCCGTCGCGCGTGTGGAAAGATCGTTGATTGTGTCGGTAAGATCTCCAATCAGTTCGAGAGTTGAATCATCGTTCGCGGTTATGCGTTCGTTGATTAGGTTTGTGATTTCTTCTCGTGTGCGTATTGCCAATGATTTCATCTCCTTTACTATTGTAATTATACCATAGATTTTCGAAAATGTCAAGGAAAAAGTCTTGACATTTTCGAAAGTTTGTGGTATAATATTATAAAGAGGTGAAAATCATGGAGTATTACGACGGAACAAAGCTGTTGTCTATGAAAGATATCAACGGCGAAACACCGGAAATCTATTTGTGTACTTCGAACAGAAGTGCCGGAAAGACGACATACTTTGCTAGATATTTTGTCAATAGGTTTTTGAAGAATGGTGAGAAGTTCGGACTGCTTTATCGTTGGTCAGAAGAACTGAACAACGTCGCCGCGAAATTCTTCAACGACATCGGGTCACTTTTCTTTCAGGGTTATGAAATGGAAGGTGTGAACCGCGAGAAGGGCGCATACGTCGAGCTTTTCTTGAACGGTGAGTCGTGCGGTTATGCTTTCGCACTGAACGCCGCTGATAAAATCAAAAAATTCTCTCATCTGCTTTCACAGTGCCGGAGAATTTTGTTCGACGAATTTCAATCTGAGTGCGCGAAATACTGCCCGAACGAGGTCGACAAGTTCGTCTCGATTCACACTTCGCTTGCGCGCGGCGGCGGAAAACAGTGTCGATATCTTCCGGTTTTTATGCTGTCGAATCTGGTGTCCCTGCTGAACCCATATTATACAGCGTTCGGAATCTCACAACGATTGAGGTCAGACACGAAATTTCTTCGCGGTGAGGGATTTGTCCTTGAGCAGGGATTCAATGAGTCGGCCGCAAATGCACAGAAGAATTCAGCTTTCAATCGCGCTTTCGTCGCTAACAGACAAATTGACTACTTGACGCAAATGGTTTACCTTAACGATAGTACGGCGTTTGTAGAAACTCCTGCCGGAAGATCGCGTTATATCGCGACGCTGAAATACAAAGGGAAATCGTTTGGAATCCGCGAATATCCAGATCTCGGAATTGCCTATTGTACGACAAAGGCCGATGAAAGCTATCCGGAGAGACTTTCGGTGACGACGGCCGACCATAATATCAATTATGTTATGCTTAACAGTATGAAGTATTTAGTTCTACAGCTTCGTTCGTATTTCGAGCATGGAGTTTTCAGGTTTCAGAATCTGGAAGCAAAAGAGGCTTTAATGGTCGCTGTCAGTTACTAATATGCGTATCACGTTGTCCGTCTGGATTCAAGTGCGGCGGGTTGCACACTGTGAAAAGTGCCGACGCGCTTGCCGAAATGCAAACGGAACTTCCAGCTCTCAACGATTTGATATAGCCCCCAGAAAGAATATTTCCGGGGGCGGTTTTATAGGTCTTCGAGTGAGACTTCGACCGAGGGAGCGCGGAGTTCAAACGCTGTTTTCGTCAGTACTACTCCACCGGGCATTCGACGGGGAACGAGCTTGCCGGGAATTATTAGCCCGTTTTTGAAGTCGGTTATTTCACGATGTGTTTTCGCAAAACTGATTTCTTCGGGACTCCAATGACTGTCGATTTCTGGGTCGGTGTCGAGGGACGCGAGAAAGAGGTTTTTACAGTATTCAGGGAGTCCCGCGCATTTGATTTCCCAGTGCGGGTTGTCGATTGGTTCTTGGTCTTCGTGCGTGATGTGTTCGGCGTAAGTTTTTTGACGCACGAACAAAGCGTCGTCCCAGTTACTTTCGAGCTTCCAGTGGCAGAACGCAGTCGGGTGAACGGGAACACCGACGATTTCGTTAGGTTGGAGATCGAGGTGAAGCGAATCGGTATCTGCATAGATAAAGCCGGGTTTATCCTTTCCGTGAAAATTTTTCTGCGCGGCGCGGATCGTGAAATTTCGAGCGTATGAAGTGATCGCCGCGCCGACTGGAATGTAGACGGTTTCTTTCGAATGGTCTTCGATATTTGTAAAGTGGAGGGTATTGTCTTCGCCGGTTCGAGCGTACTTGAATGAAGAGTCCGAGGAAGTCGCACATTTACCGTAGAGGTTGTTAAGGAAAAGTTTTGCTATTTGTCGAATTGCGCCCTTACTGTGTTCCTTGATTTCGCGGTATTTGTTGATATAATCGTCGAAAATTCCGACTTCGGAACGGAAATAACAACCGTCGAGAATCTCGGTGTCGTATAGGTCGTAATGTTCGAGCAATAGCTGATAGTCAGTGCACGTCAGGGTCAGAGTGACGACGGCGGGACAGTCCTTGCCGTCTTTGATATAGTGGTCGTAATACTTGCCGTAGTGAAGTATATCCGAGGTTTCGAGGGATTCAGTGCCACGATACATCGGGTTTCCTTTGATCTGGATGAACGGAAGATAGCCGGGTTTGATTCTGAAACGGATTCTCAGACGAATGAAGAAGTAGTAATCGTCTTTGAATCTTCCGGTCAACTTCTCTGGAATTTCACCTTTCCAGAAGTAAGGTTTTCCGACTGGATAACGCGAGCCGGATTCGGAGTGCATGACCGAGGGATAAAGGCTGTTGACGTCGGCCGTTGTGCCGTTGTGGAAAAGTTTGTTTTCCTTGCCTTTGACGAGGTAGCACCAGCCGCCACGATAAGCGTGACGTATATATGCGTCGGCGTTGGATTCGTCGTATAAGTCGGGGTCGATAGTGACTTCGGACATGTTCGGAAAGACGTCACGAAATTCCCGGAAGTCATCGGAAAGAATGTGCTTGAACTCAGCCATGCAACACGAGCCGATTGTCAGTTTGTCGTGGCCTTGTGAGTACATGATTTCGAGAGCTTCTTTAATAACGAGGACGTCGTTCGCGATGTAAGCCTTTTCATCTGGCGTGATTATGCCGTTTGCGTGCCGTTCGCCTTCGTACTCTATTTCCAGTTTCTGGTGTTTGGTTTTGAAGTCTTTTCCGATTTTGCGGAGTGCAAAGGGAAGAAGTTTTAAGCTGTCGCGTATCTCGATTGTGTGGTTGAATTTGCGAATGTGGATCGAGTACCATTGACCGAGACGGCCGATACTGTAGACGTACATATTATTAGGGATTTTCCAGTTATCGAAAAATGTAACGTCAGTGTCGGATATCTCGACGCTTGCGGGTTTGAAATCGGTTTGATACATTAAATACCAAAGAATGAAGTTGCCGTCGAATTTCAGGTTGTGGAAGTAAACGACGAGGTTGTCATATCTAGCTAGTTCACATATATTATCAAACCATTTGCTTATAGAATTGTGTATTGTGACGTTCTCGGTATACATTTCGACTGTTGCCGCCGCCCAGACTTCGGTTGACGTCTGGTTTTCGTAAACCGAGGTTTCAAAGTCACAGATAAAAACGCGCGGCGGCTTTTCCTGCCGCTTCATGTGTCATAATCTTCGTGATTCTGGAGTTGTTCCCTAGCATCTTCCCATTTTTCAACCTCACGCTGTCGCGTCTGTTCATCGACAATACCCGCTTCCGCGAAAGCGTTGTAAAGTTTCTCCATTGCTGATGAAAACGCTTGACCGTTGTAAAATACTTTTTCTTCGAACAGGTCTCCTGTTTCCTGCATGAGATCATAGAGGATCTTCGCGACTCGGTCAGTACCGAACTTGTTGATCGCGTCGCGGAGAGCGTTCAGCAGTTCTTGTCCACGTGCGGCGACTTCCTGATAGTCGGGATGTGTGTACTGTGCATAGCGTGCGCCCATACCGAGAGTGCGCATGAGGACGTAATCATTCCAGACGGGAGGGTGATCGGCTCGGGAGGATCGAGGGAAATATTGTGGTTCCTCTTCCTTATCGAGTTCTTCGTCTTCAGGTTCTTCCGGTTCGAGTGTCGCGCCTTCGGAAGTGGAAGGCCGACCGGGATAGGGGATCGGTTCGGGTGTAGGCTTTTGTGACTTCCGCTTGCGCTTAGGTTTTTCCTTGATCGGTTCGCCCGCCGCTTTAGCGACCTTCAAACCAGTTGAAGAAATTTCGGAAAGGACTTCGCCTTCGGACGAAATCTGCATTCCGGTTTCATATAACTTTTCGGCATAAAGACGATTCAGACGTTCAATATCCGTCATGTGCGGATTGAAGTCGGAAGTTAACTCCTTGAACTGATAGTTGAAAACATAGCCCTTTGACTCTGCTGTACGCATACGCGCGACTGCATTTTTACGCGCACGGCTGTACATTTCGCGGAGTTCGCGTTGGTGAGCGTTATAAGTGCGCTTCTTTTTCTTGATTCGTTTGGTTGCCATGGTTTGTTCCTTTCGATAAATAAAGCCGCCCGAGGGGAGTTCGGGCGGCGAATGTTGCCCTTAGTTAGGCAATGGAAACGGTGATGAACTTTTTGCCCTGATAATTCTTGCTGTCTACAGTGTAGATCGCAAGCGGGACGGTGTGCGGGTCGATTCCGACTTCCTTAAGGCCGTCGAGGATCTCGGTGAGAGCGGAACGGAAAGACTCAGAGGAAGTGCGGTAGCGGACGCCGGTTTCACTGTCTTCGATGACAGTGCAAGAGTAGTCGTTGGAGTTCTTACTCTTGGGGTTGTGAACGTCGACGGTGAAGATCAGCGAGGGGGTGAGAGTGAGACGCCCGTTGTTCGCGGGATCGGTGAGTTCCTTGTCGAGCGCGGCGGTGTTCGAGAGATCGCGGTACTTGACCTGTTCGAGCGGGGTAAGATCGCGAGACGAGAAGGTGATTTTTGAGGTGTAGTTTTCAGTGTTCATTTGATATTCTCCTTGTTTGGTTAGTTGGTTTTTCCGCTGTTGATACGATTGTCGATTTCCGACCATTCGGCAATCGTGAAGGGTTCGACCACGTCGTACTGATGTTCACAGATTGCGGCGAATTCTTCTTCGTCACACGTGAAGATCGCGCGACGCCCGGCCGCACATTTGACCCGAAGGAAGTGCAAACCTTTAGTTTTGCAGTCGGCGCGGGCTTTGGTTGTCGCGAGTATTTTCGATACGTCCTTGTAGGTCGAAATATGGAAGTCACACGATTCGAGCTTGACTTTACCATGGTCAGACGCAAGGTAATCAATTGTGACTTCGTACATATACTTGCTAATCACATTGTTTTTCCTTCTTTCTTTTGATTTTGTTGGTGTTTGTAGTACTGGTGTTGTTACTTTGCTTGCCAAAATATATACTACTTGTGCTAGCGGCGGGATTCGAACCCGCGATTTTACCGGATAAACATTCAACACCGTGTGGCTTGCCTACTGCCGATTATCGCTAGCATACGTGCGCGTCGTGAAAGGTACAAAGCGACGCGCATGAGGGAAAAATAAAACCATGGCACCGTCAAGGGGTTTCCCACTTGACATATATATTATACCATATTCAGCAAAGGAATACAAGGTATGAAATGTGAATTGTTTATGAATTTGGATTCACATAAGGTAATTTGTCGTTACGTTTTCCGTGTACGTACACGGTTACGACACGATTTAATATTTTGTTAATAAACTAATGGA